ACCATTCCTCTACCTCAAGAGAGGTCTTGTTTTTCTGTCGCATTGTCATGAGTGCCTTGATTCTCAAATCCGGATTGATGTCTCTCAAATCCTCAATCTGTTCCTCAAGGTTCTGCAATGCCTCGATTTCATATCCTCCGACCTTTACCGGAGCGATGACGAGTTCTGCTGCAATCAGAATGTTGATGACGACCATGTCAAGCAAGCGACCACAATCACAAATGCAATAATCGTATGCGTCAGATACTTCCTCCAATGCCTCACGCATCCTTGTGACTTGATTGTCCTCTGACTTGAGCAGCAGATTCATGTCGGTTTTCATGAGATAGCCATTCGCCGGAATGATGTCAATGTGTGAATAGTCGGTCGGTCGAATCAAATCGCCCGTTTTATATGTACCTCCGACACATTCATGTTTCTCAAGCAGTTCACTCATGCCGATTCCGTCCGGTTCATATACCCCGAACGTCTTTGATGTGTCTCCCTGTGGGTCTCCATCTAACACAAGCACTCTTTTTCCCTGCTCCTCGCCCAACATATAGGCGATTGAATCGGATGTCGTTGTTTTCCCGATTCCTCCTTTTGGTGACATTACTGCAATAATTTTCATGTCTTTTCCTCCTGTTTTCCTGTTATTGTCCTGTTATAAATAAATTGTATAATACAGTTTCATTTGCAATTCTTGAAACTTGAAATCCGGCGTTTCGTCCGGTCGTAATGGTGGCATGAGGTTCAATTCTTTCCACTTCCTGTGAGTAATCTCCGGAACTGCTCTGAATTTCACGACCGTGTCGTTTTTGTGTTGCTCATAGAGTGTGCAGTTCGTGTGACCGACCTCCGGTGCAAATAATGTAAGATAGCCGACGAACATCTCCTCGCCTCCCTTGATGATTCGCAGCATGTCCGCACTCTCTAATGTGTTGAGTAAATCCGCAAGCGTCATGACCTGCCTCCCTTGACTTTCCCATCCTTGAGGATGCTGTTGTTCGGGATGCTCATGTTCAAATTCCTCTCCATGTGCAACGCATCCGATAGATTCAAATATTCCTCAATGACTTTGATTGCCTCCTCTGCTGAATAGCAGGTTGCGACGAAATGTCCTGCTGCTGCCATGTCTGCAAGGAACTCTTTTTGCGTGTCCTGCTGCCTGTTGTTACCGAATTTCATTTCAACGAACAATCCGCAGTATGAGCCTTTCGGATATGGGAGGCACAAATCAGAAACACCCGCCTTGACACCCATCTGCTTGAATTTGACTGCCTCCTGCTTGTTTCTGCTGCCTCCGTTCGGTACATGGAACAACCATCTCAATTCCGGATAACGGTTCATGTTCCAATTCGCCCACGACACAACATTGATTTGCTCTGTGTCCTCACTTCTCATTGCATATTTCATGTTCATTTGCCTTTGTCCTCCTGTCTGCATGTGTCATAATATTCGCAGAACAAACAAATGTGTCTGCAATCCTTGACCTTGAACATCCATGTGAACCGTTGCAGCTTGTACCGCAGTATGTACCCGATTTGTGCAATGTACGGATGTTTCTGTCTGTATGTTTTCATTCGTCCTGCTCCTCCATTTCTAAAATCATAAAAGCATGTATGAAAATGCTCTTGTGTTTCCTGCCGAACTGGTCTTTTGCCGGAGGCACTTCATGCATGTTCTCAATCGTTCTCTTTGCCTCCCGCCATCGGCGTGTTTTCCCGTCTCTCGAAATCGGTTTGAAATGTACCTTGACCGTTCCCTTGACGACGGAAAACTGGTCTCTGTCTACCCGCAGGATGTCATTGAATCCCGCTGCCTTGACTGCTGCCTCTGCTTTTCGGAAATACCTCTCTTTCGATTCCGGTTTCCAGTCAAACCTCATTTCCCGACCACCTCCTCAATCTCTTTCATTCTCTGCATGATTGCCGTGTTGTATGAATAGACATACACGCCGTTGTTCCACAAATGTTCCCTTGCACCTCTTTCACCGTAGTTGTACGCTGCAAGTGCATCCTGCACCGTTCCGTATTTCTTGAGGAGATACGAGAGGAAATCAATCCCGACTTTCACATTCTGATATGGGTTCATGAGGTCGGTGCAGTTCAATTTCTGCATCCGGTCGGTGTGCCATTTCTCATATATCTGCATATATCCCTTTGAGTTCCCGTTGTCTCCGGTCTTGTCGAACTCATATCCGGATTCATACTCTATGATTGCCAATATAAGGGCATACGGAACATCGTTTTGCTTGCATAGACATCTTGTGTATATCTGCATTTTCTCCGGAAAATAGCCTTTGTCTGCATACTTCTCCGGCAGGTCGTAGAACACGAATCCCTCAAGGTCATCACTCCCCCAGTCCTCGGACATGGTGTCAAAAACCTTGTATTTGTCCTCGATACTCTCTGTCATCTGTGTCATTGTCTCCGGATTCTGTATCACTTCCGCTTGCGTTGTCTCCGGTTTTTCCTCCTGCTGCTCCGGTTCTTTAACATTGAACAATATCACACAAAATCCTGTCAGCAATACCGCAATCAATGCGATGTGAAACGCATTATACAAACCTGCTCTTTTCAATGCCCGTCTTATCCGTCTTATTCGTCTTATTCGTCTTTTCACCTGTCGACCTCCTTTTCCGCATTCGTGCATGTATATAAAACATGCAGTTAAAATCGTTGTAGTACACTGCTGCATTTGTGAAATCCATGTCCGGATACCACTTTTTCAATATCTCCGGAATGGAATCTCTGTCCTTGACCATCTTGTCAACGAATGAGCCTATTTTTTTATAACTGCCTCCCGCTGCCGGACGTTTAGAATGAACGACCTTGATTCGTGGGTCTCTCAATCCCTGCGAACTGTTCCATCTCTTTTCCGACGGAACACGGTTCTTTTCCTCGACGATATAATTCGCCATACCGGACAGACCGTTTTCGTCCGTCTGCAATCGGCGAACCTCATTCCTGCTTGACTGTTTCCAACAGGATTCAACCGTCTCCATGTCTAACGCTCCGTCCATGACAATGTGATGATGCCATCTGATTTCCGCATCCGGATTGTATGCGGTCACATAGACATATTTCGCATTCGGGAGACCTCTCTTTTTCCTCTGATAGTTGATGCGTCGGATATACTTTTGCACATTCTTGATTGCTGCATCCACATCCCCGTCCAGTGGGAGATGCTCGTCATCATAGGTCAATGTCATCCAAATATCACGGTCACTGAAATTCTCATTGATTAGTCTCTCAACGTATTTCCTTGCGTTCTTGTCATTCAGATTCTTTTGAGCCTTGTTGTTGTCTTTCTTGATAGTCCTCCCCTCCGGAGGTACTTCATCCATACTTCGGAACTGCGGATATATCTCAATTTCAAACTGGTCTCCTGCTGTTATCTCTTTGAGTGCATATATCACTTTCTTTCGATGTTGGAACAGGTTCTCAATGAACCATTCGTGCATGTCCTCCATCGCTTTGTTATATGCTGCCTCATAATCATACGGGATATATTGCATCCCTCTTTTTCTTGCCATCTGACACAATCCTCCTGTTATGTTTTCGTAGACTTGTTATTATCTATTACAAGGACGATAAAAGTTCCGAAAACCCTTGATTTTATAGACCTTTTCGGTCGCTTTTCAAGTTGCTTTTTTGTGTCAGATTTGCTATAATATTTCTATCAGTTAGCGACTGGCACAATCAGTCGATACAAGGACGACCACTGCAATGGTTGTCCTTTTTCTTTTTCTTAATCTCTGTATTCTATTGTCATATTGCCGTCTTTTGCACATCTAATCTCCTTTGACATTCCCTCCGAAATTCCGAATTTTTCGCCGACAATGATTCCGTCGCATCTTCTCAATATGTCCATTCCTGCTGTCAATCCGATATTTCTTTCTTTTTCGTTTTCTTCTGACAAGCACTGCGTCATATATAAGTGAACTGTAATTGCAGCATCTCCTCTCAACAAAATCTCTCTCGTTAGTTCTTTCGCATATTCAATATTTCTTTTTAAAATTTTTTCGCTACCCGCATGATACGGTGA